ATGATAAGGCCATCGAAGAGGCAGAAACCAGGAACGGTACTGCTACTGCGGAATCCAGAGAGATCGTGGATAAAGTAAACACCGCTATCACGGATCTGCAAGGAAGGATTGACGAGTTTGAGAAACGGATGGACCGGCCTCATTTCAACCAGGAAAATCCGGAAAAGTCCGAAGAGGAATCTCTTCAGATGCGGGCTTTGGAGAAATGGCTCCGGTATGGATTCAGTGAAGATGGCCCCGAGAGAATGTCAGTTGAAGAGAAACGTGCGCTGGCTGGCACCTCCGATGCCGATGGTGGGTTCCTTATTCCTCCGACCTTTGAGTCTGGGATTATCATGAACGCCTATGATCTTGCGGAGCTCCGCCCGATCTGTCAGGTGGGAACAACCGGAAGGGATCTGGTAGTTCTCGGTGCGCTCTCTAAACCAACGGTAGCCTGGGGTCGTCAGAGTGTGGCGATTACTGAGCAGGATCTTACAACCGGTGGGGAAAGGATTCAGATTTATGACTGCCGTGCGCTTACCCTGATTTCCAATAACACCCTTGACGATGCGGAAGCAAATATCGTTGCCGAGATGACTGATGCATTCGGAAGGGCTCTTGCTGAAGCAGAGGACGATGCGTTTGCAGCTGCGGCTGGCGATGACTCTCCTTCTGGTTTTTCTGCGGATACCGCAGTACAGGCAAGGTATACTTTCTCCGGTGTTACGGCGGCTTTATCGGATGCTACGCATAACGGCTTCGATGCTCTGACCGCATGTTACTACGGGATTAAGAAAGCGTATCGTAGGAATGGAACCTTTGCTTTGAACTCCAATACAGAGGAAGAGATACGGAAACTGAAAGATGGGAACGGTCAGTATTTGTGGTCCCCCTCTGTTATCGCGGCAACCCCGGCAACCATCCTGGGCCGCCCGATTGTCAATCCTGAAGGCATGGCAGATATTGGGGCTAATGCTTACCCGATTGTGTTTGGGGATTTCCAAGCTGGATACAAAATCCGTGATCGTGCTGGTCTGTCCGTTCGTAGACTGGATGAGCTGTATGCCGCATATGATCAGACCGGGTTCCAGATCAAAAAGAGAGTCGGTGGGAAAGTTACTCTGGCAGAAGCCTTTTGCCCGATTAAGATTGCAACTTCCTAGAACCTGTAACCTTTTAGCTGACTATTAAGAGGAGAGGAATCATGAACAAAAAAAGATGGATCAGTCTAACAGTGGCTTTCCTGCTTGTGAGTACGGCGGGGTGGCTGGTTGCGGCTGACTACAATTCTCCGTGGGTGAAGACTCAGGCATTGTATTTGAACAATGTGCTTGTGACTTCCACCGCTGCGGAGCTGAATTACTTGGATGACGGGCTGGCGAGGACCAATCTCGTTGAGGATGCGCTTCAGCCCTATGGCATTGCAGTCAATCAGATCATGGCTGCGGATGGTGCCGCCTTGGGTGTTGGTGAAACTGCAGGTGACTTCTACTTGAATCTTGGGACCAATTTTATGAACCTGAGGGGCGAGGAAGCTGTAAGCGAGACGGAAACATCTATTGGATACATCCAGTTTATCCTGCCCCCAGAGTATGTGGCGGCAGGGGATGTGAAGATACGTTTTCATTGCCAGATTGCTGGTGCTGGAACGGATAATGCCAGCACGTTTGATATGTCGGCGTATGAAATGGCTAATGGTGCCGTGGGTTCGGATCTTTGTACGACCACTGCTGTGAGTTTTGCAGCTAAGACGACCTATTATGATAAGGACTTTACGATTACCGCAACGGGTCTTGTGGCTGGGGATATTTTGGTTTTCAAATTCACTGCTGCGATAATCGAAAGTGTGGGGTCAGCTTTGGCTTTTTACAGCGATCCCCCGAAGATCCTTCTGGATATTAAGGGATAAAACAGAAACAGTTTTCTGGGATAGGGGTAGCCCCTGAATAGCTGGTAACTCCCGGCCAGCGTTCCCAGAAATTTAAACGGGGGTAAAAGGAGAAACATCATGAAGATGGATATTAAAACCAATTACACCATTGCTGTAGGGCTGGCTCCTGTCTCGGTTGCTGTGGGTACGGATGCGGGGGCAACGATTGATCATGCGTTGGCCCCTTGTGCTGCTGTCGTATTCAATCTCGGAGCGTTTGCTTCGGGGGCAGCTATCACCTGTAAACTCCAGTATTCGGACGATGACTCTACGTGGTCTGATGATGATGCAAGTTCCGGAAATGATGCTGCGGTGAAATCTACCGCCACAGGGATCACTACTCTGAATGTTCCGAATCCTCTGGGACGCTACACCAGGGGTTATATCACTGTTGCAACGGATGCTGTTGTGGTAGGGGTTGTGAATATGTCTGGGCCGCTGAAGAGAGTGACCCCGTAAATGACTCCATGCTAGGACTCGCCCCCTGGCTGTGAGTCTTCTCATACCAGAGTAGGGTACTACACCTCCGCCTTACTCTGGTATTAACCCCAAACCGGGAGATGAACAGAATGGAAAAGAAAAAAGTATTGATGATTGAAAGCTACAAAGGCTCCGAGTATGGGAACGTGACGGTTCTGTTTGAGGCCGGGGAAACGTACATGATAGCACCGGAACTTGCAGATGTATTTGTCAGGGAGATTAAGTGTGGGAAGTATGTACTTCCAGAAAAGATTGTTCAGGAGAAGGTTGCCCCGGTAGAACCTGTCCAGAAGATCAGGCCAGAGGAAAGGCCGGAAGACAAGAAGCCAATAGGGAAGATGCTGCCTAAGAAATCAAAAAACTGGCAGGGAGTAATGGTGAGAGAGACACGCACCGGGATGACAGAAAAAATTAAGAGAGTCAATCATGGGTGGGTGACGTTTGAAAGCGGAACCACAAGTAGGACTACCCATATAAGGAAAGGTTGGGAGGTCGTCTAATGTCCATCGAGCTAGTCTCCTTTGCGAACCTGAAAAGCTTTATGAATTTAGCTGATGCTGCCATCACTGATTATCCAGCATTAGGAGTTATCAGAGATTCAGTAACCGCAGCTTTCGAGAATCATACAAGTCGGTTGTTTGAAGAGATAGAAAGAACTCAGACAATATTCATCGGGAGATGTGTTACCTCCATGATTTCGTTGTCCGGGGTGCCTGTTGCTTCCGTTTCCACTGTCACAGTTACCATAGGTGGAGATGATGAATCCTATACTGAAGATGATGATTACGAGATTACGAGTTACGGGATACGACTTTTTTCGGAGCTGAAGAATAGTAAAATCGTGGTGGTGTATACAGGTGGGTTGTCAGCCGTACCTACGGATATAGCCAGAGCAGCTTTGTTGCAGACTGTTCATGAGTTCCAGAGTAAAGATCAGCTTGGGTCGGAGACGGTAAGGACGGATGGAGGAACCATTTCACATCCTCCTTTGGGATTGCTCAAAGAAGTCAGACGAATATTGCGTCAGTACATACACCCTTTGGGATGGTAAGATGGCAAGTACATGGTACCATAAAGCTGGATTGAGTGTTGATGTTGTTGGGGCCGAGGAAGTGGCAGACTATATTCTCACTATGCCCGAGGAAGATTTCCCGGCAGTAAAAGAAGTATTCAAAGACTCTGTGGTAAGGGCTGCGAATGAAATAAAAAAGATGAAGAAGATGAAGATCCGGACTGGATCTTTGAAGCGGTCTATCCAGCAAGGTGTGCGAGGGAAGAGTATAGAAACACTGGGAGCGTCAGTGTGGAGTGGTTCCGGTTATGGCGGGCGGGAAGTTCTGTATGCTCCGATGCAAGAGTTCGGAGGAACCATTAGAGCAAAGTCGGCATACAGTAATGTTCCCGGTGGGCCTTACCTGAATATTCCAATAGCAGACAATCTTACTATGGCAGGGGTTACACGCGAGTCTGCCAAGTCAGTATTTCAGAGTGGGCAGGGACGGATTATTAAAAGTAAAAGAGGAAAGTATCTGGTGTTCAAAGGGCAAAGCCTGATGTTTGTTCTGGTAAAGGAAGTCACATTGAAACCAAGGTTGGGAATGCGTAAGGCTGCGGATGCAGAAATTCCGAGACTCTTGAGGAATCTTCAGCAAGTGATAGGGGAAGAGTAAATGGGAACTCCGGCACCAACCACCATATTGACAGAGATAGGGCTACGGCTTGCCAATATTACCACAGGTAACGGGTATAATTTCACAGTCAAGAAAGTTGCGAGATCAAGGCTGGAACCGTTTGATGGGTACGATCTGCCTTGTGTCAATTATTGGTCTACCGGATTTTTTAATGCACGAAACGAGTACGGAAAAGATACTCGGACATTGGATGTGTATGTCGAGATCCATAGTCTGACAAGAGATGAACCTTTTATAGATGTGGCAAACAGATTGGCGATGGATGTGGTAACAGTGCTTATGAGAACTGATGCGGCACCCAAAGTATCAGATACTCCCAACTACGAATTGAACGAGACGGTTGCTGACTTGTCTCTGGATTCAGTGGATTACGAGATTGGAGAGGGCCAGAAGCCATGGTGTGGGGCTTTACTAAAGTTCACTATAAAGTATACGTGTGATTCTTTCGATATGGATTCCTATGGTGTATAGGTTAGCTACCTACAAAATTAAATAAGGGAGATGGACAATGGAAAAACAAATGAAAACAATATTTGTTTCTCAGCCTGGACTAGAAAACTTTATGATGCCTATCGTGGAGTCTTTGGAAAGTGATGGGCATGATATAGTTCCGGTTGTTACTCACAATCAGCAAGAACTTGCCCAAGCAGTTGTAGGTGCGGATGTCGTGTGGATCGAGTGGGCGGATGATCTGGCCCAACGTATGACTACCGATATGGCTCTCTTGAACCAAAAGAAAGTCATTCTTCGCATTCATTCCTACGAAGCCTTTGCATCTCACATCGACTACATTAATTGGGAGCGTATTAATCATCTGATATTTGTCTCAGAGTATATCAGGGATCTGGTTCTTACCCGCGTTCCCAAAATCAAAAAACTTCTGAAGGACAATATTCATATCATCCCGAATGGGGTGGATCTGACAAAGCATAAGTTTATCCACAGGGATCGGAACAAGAATATCGCTTATGTCGGGTACATTAATCACAAGAAAGGCCCGATGCTTCTGCTTCATGCCATGCAGAATTTGGTATCCATAGATCCTGAGTTCAAGTTGTTTATTGCCGGGAAATTTCAGGAGCCTAGATATGAGCTGTACTTCAAGCAGATGTCCCGCGAGTTGAAACTTGAAGACAACATAATCTTTGATGGATGGCAGTCTAATATACATAGTTGGCTGGTGGATAAAAGTTATATCGTTTCCTCAAGCATCCTTGAGTCTCAGGGAATGGGGATTCTTGAAGCGATGGCTACCGGCTGTAAACCTCTTGTTCATTCCTTCGTGGGATGGCAGCATGTTTATCCGGAGAAGTTTATTTGGAAGACTATCAACGAGTTTAAAACTCAAGCTGTATCAGCAAGGTACGCTCCGTTGAACTACCGGGCTTTTGTCTCAGATAAATATAATCTTACCTCGGAGATGGTAGCAATCAAAGCTATATTAAAGGATTGTGAGCCGATAGTTCTTACGGCCCCGAAACGGCCTACTTCTATACAGACAAAACTTACGACAAAATTGTCCGTAGTAATGAT